ACCTATTAATATTTCATTTCCTGAATAAGTTACAGGAGGTTGCTCTGGATTATCTATAATAACATTAAAGTTCCACCAACATTGTGAGTTAATGAAAGATAATCCCTCTGCTTCACAACAAACCTGACTTGGAGACACGCTTGAACCTGCTGCATCAACCCACGATGTAGTTCCGTTTAAATTATATGTAGAAATTGTATTTTTACAATTATCATCTACAATATTTTCAGAGTCTACATTTATATCTAGTATTTTTATTAGTTCTACCTTTGTAGAATTATCAACACCCATTGCATAGCTTGAAATCTTATTTACTCGCCAATAACAATCCTTTATAAATATTTTATCGTTATACTTAAAGCTAGATATATCTTGTGCCGTTAAATGAAAGTTTGCATTCATTATTTTAGCATCTTTGTTATATATGTTACTTAGGTATTTTCTCCAATAATCATTGTAAACATCGTTGCTTGTTTGCGAAGCTACCAAAGAGTCAAAAGAAAATGTATCTCTTGAACCAAATCTAATATCCTTATCCGTTGATTGAACTTGTGTTCCACTCATTGAATAATGATGTGCAAAAGGGTATTCTGTTTTAGTTGTATAACCCTCTGTAATTTCTGAAAATATTTTGTAATAACTAGATGGAGGTAGAGACTTTTTACCTGAATAGTAAAATAACTTTGGCTTTGTTTTTACAATTTTAGCTTCTCCATCTGCCCACTCAAAATGTTTTGCAATATACATTTGATTATTGCTCATTTTTTTAGGTGCAAAACTTGAAAATATAGTTGGGATCGTTAACTCTCCACTTCCAAAATCGCCGTAGAAATTAAATTTCTTTTGGTTATATATTCCACCTTTATGATTTTTCCAATAATGATTTAAAGTATCAGAATCTTCTAAGTCTTTAAGGTTTAGAGATTTGTTTCTTATGCTTGTTGTAGGTTGTATTTGAATACTCTTGTTTTCATCTAATTTATCAGTCCAATCTTTTGAAGTTCCTGCATCGTAATAATCCTGCAAAGGAATTATATTTAAGTTTTTTGGGTTTTCATTATCGACCTCAACAATTAAATTATATCTAGCTAGTATTGACTTAATAAAATCAACTTGACTATCTTTTGGAAATATATTATTACCTGCTGAGAAATCAACCTCGCCACCCTCAACAGATGCAGGTGCGTTAATTAACTCAAATGAAGTCTTAAAATTTTGACTACCAAAAGTATAATCTTCTTTTATTACAAAAGTGCTTCCTGTATCGTTATTTGTTTTGATTTTTACAACATCCCCTTGATTTAATACAGTAGATAAAGTTTCAAATGTAAACATATTATAAGCAACACCATTAGTCAATTGTATTTGACCAAATTCTATATCAGAACTAAAAGTACTTACGTTCAATAGTAACTTAACTGTATCTGTTATATTTGCAGTATTTTGTATTACTACCCTAACTTTAAATTGATAAACACCTGTACTCGGTATTGTATAAGCTGATGTAGATGAGTTAAAATTGCCACCTACATCATAAAAGCCATCAGACAAAGTTTCATTGTTAAAATCTATAATCTCCAAACCAGTAGGCATCGTTTCATCTGAATTTTTACCTACCTTAAAACCATCGACTGAATTTGTTATTGAACCCTCTAAATCATTTGCCAAAGTCATGTATTGACTTGTGAAAAAAGTAGAACTTAAAAAAGTAGAGGTATATGTATAACCTGCTTTGTTTATAATAGCATCAAATAATGACTTTAATTTTATAGCAGGTCTTAAATTCCTAACTCGTATTGCACCATCATTGCTTGAAATAGACTCACCTGTATATGCTTGTCCATAATCAATGATTGGGTATAGAATTTCACTTCCGTTTGGCTGAGAACCTACATAATCAATATTTCCTGCCCAACTTTGCTCTACATTTGATAGTGTTAGTAAGTGATTATATTTACTTAAATCTAATTCATTGAGTTTACTTTCTCCTAATTCTTTTGATATGTTTGCAATATCTCCAAATGATAAAACTTCGTAACTCTCTTTTAGCTTATCAACTTTTATTAATTGTAAATATCCATCAAATTGTAAGTTTGAGTCTACATAAATAGAACACTTTGCTTTTATATCAGCCCTAAAACTTGCATCGGATAAATTAACCTCGTAGAAATGCCCAAAGAAATCGTTGTTTGTTTTACTGAATGGTAAAGTAAAAGCGTTTGTATACTCAGACTTTCTTTGTGATATATCTTGTATCTCAACGCTTGAATAATTAGCCTTGATAGATATATCTCCTAAGTCTAAATAAACAGGATTATCTCCACTCTGCGTGTATGCTACTAATTGAACCATTAGTTTCTCTTTTTTAAATCGTGTGCCATTTCAATAGTAAAAGAATATTGAACTAACTTATCTTTCAAATTAGTTTTGTAATCTAAACCACTATTCATAATGTTTACTGGAATAGGTACGCTTTTAGTTGCATCATCGCCCTCTTTGACAGGATTGATTAACATTACCTCATCAGACATTAATAAGCCCTTAAAGAAGTCGTTATAATCATCTGATATGTTGCGAGTGTTTATTGTTATCTGCTTAGTTCCTGTAACTGTTTGAACTTTCCCTCTTTCATAAGAATTTAAAGTAAATGCTGCTGCGTTCCAACTTCCTGCTAATCGTTTTTGTTTTACCTCTCTTTTATAGCTATCCTTTTCAGAATGTTCCCCATCAAATAAGTAGTAATCCCAAGCACCATATTTATTTTTCCAAGCTAAAGTATATTCTTCAAATCTTGTTGAATTGCAATTAGCATCGGTAGAAATTTCAAACAAATATCTTTTACCTATAACTCTTGGTTCTCTTAAATATACCTGCCCTGAACCTGTGGCTTTTCCAGTTGCATAAAAAGTAGTTCCTACATTATTATTTGGAGAGCCTATTGAAGTGAAATCTGTTGTTCCTACTGATGCTATTGTAACTTTATCCCCTGCCGTTATATGACTTTGTTGCATTAAAGTACTAGTAGCAGTTTCATCTCCATACCTAACTGTATAATATTTTATAGTATTATCCATTTGATAATTACCTCTACTTACATATTTTAAGTTGCTTACATTAGAACCACCAACACCTGCAAATATTAAAAATTCATCTTGCGTGTTTGCACTTGCAGGAACTTCCCCTCCGAAGTTTGCTTCATTAGTACATTCTATTCTACCAACATAATTCGTGAAAGTTGAATTAGGTACTTCTCGATAAAATTTATAAACAACAAAACCTGCTTCTGTATTAAAGTAAGTATTGTGTTCATTCAGCCAAGCAAAAGTCTTGTAATCATTTAAGCTTGTTAAATGAGGTATTAAACCATTTGTGTCATTTGGCTTTGTTGTGGCATCAGGAAGTTCAGTTAAAAACCTACCTAAAACAGTATCATCTGTTTTGAAGTCAAAAGTTTCTACATCAAAATTCATAGCATCAACCCAATCATTTGCATAGTTGATAACAACAACTTTTAAATCTGATGCAGTTGTTGATGATGTTACTGCAATAGTACCTCCTGATGAACTTGCATACTCTTCATAAAACTTGAATGTAACCTCTTTAAGTGTGCCGTCATTTTTACTAAATACATAATCTTTAAACGTACCTGCAACTTCCTCAGGCTTATTCTGAGGTATTAAATGAACACTATCGTAGTTGGTTGTTCCTGTTATTGTGTTAGCGTGTTTATGCGTTACCTCTATATAATTCTTTACAATCCTTTCAAAAGAAAAGTGTGCTGAACCACTAGCGTTTTTAGGTTGCTTTAGCCTTGCCTGTTTAACACCATCAATAAAAATATCAACTACAAATTTAAAGTTGAATACAGGTGATGTATTGCTTGTTAATGTTAATACCCAATAATTAGGTCTAGTTACTGTTGTTGCCATTTATCTCATCTATTGATTGTACTAGAAATCTCTCGACATCTAATGCAAATGTTTTTTCTATCTTTTTAGGTAGCTTTTTGTATTGACTTTCAAACGCATCAGTAAAGAAGTTTGTACCCTTATATCCAAATCTATGTATTTTTCGAGTTACAACAAATGCTATACCTCTCTGTTGTTGTTCTTTGTTTCTCCAAGCTACAAACTGCCCTTTTGAATTACGAGGTCTTAAACCCTTTCTTTTAACCCAATCTAATATTTTAGGGAACAACTGCCCTCCGTTATTCTTCCCACTTTCACCTCTTCCCTTATCAATTGCAAGACCATAATCCTCCATTCTAAACTTTAGGCTTATAGAATTAGCAGCAACCTGCAAATCATGATCCAATGACTTAAAAAGTTTTCCAGTGTCGTAACCACGTTTGCGAGTTTGTAATAAAGTAGCAGCACGAATAACAACATCCTTCCCAAATTTATTTAATGCTTTTTGTGTCTTTTCGTAATCGAACGTAGCCATATAAGTATAGTTTCTTTATTACCTCTTATTATCATATTGGAGAATTACAAGCGTTGTTATGACTTGGAACTGTTATTGAAATTGTGCCTTTCCATCCTGCTAGTAAGTTTTCAAACCTATCTGTAAATGGTTCACAAGTAATACTATCGCTAATAACATAATCTCGTGAATTTATAGTTGGGGATGCTTTAGCAATACCATTTTTAAATTCTCTATATACATCTGATAAAATTAGAAAGGTATCGTTTAGTACATCAGTTTCATTTGAGCCATCTGCTGCAACTAAATCCATAACCAACAAATCAAAAGTAAATACAAAATCTCTATTGTTAATCGTTGCAGGTTGCTCTATTAAATGTGCTTTAGCAAAATCCATTTCATTGCTTAAATCAACTTCAAATATATCTCCAAATGTGAATGAGTTTAACTGCTTATGTGCAACACATATAGCTTCAAATTGCTCAACTACTGACTTAAATGTTTTCATTTCTTTATTCTTTCTTTGTCTTTAAGATAACTCATATATGTAAAAGCTTTGTTTATACTTATATTTGTAACCTCATCTATTTTTAATATATCTTCATTGCACAAACTCATCAGGATAGAATACCAACCCCACTTTTTACCGAAGTTTTGTTGCTTTTGGTCGCTTGTTCCACCTGTAAAGAGTTGAGAGTATTTATCAAGTAATCTTTTCCGATAGTCCAAAAAAAAACCATTGCTCCATTTACTACATTTGCAGGTAGTTTATTTCTAAATAATTCTGCTCTTGCTTCAATATCGCCATCATAAGACTCAATCTTATACTTTCCGTACTTCTCAATCGTTACCTTTCTGTACAAAATAGCCATAATCAAGTGCAAGTTTTCGTTGAAGTCTTGGCAAAGTGTGTCTAAATCGGCAAACTCTCCTGTACTTATTTCTGATAAGTTAGGATGAAAGCCATATTTAATACCCTCAATCGTTACAAACTTATGTAGTTTATCCTCTCGCCTTGATAAACTTAGCAGCTTATTATATACGCTCTCTAAATCACTTAATTTAAAAAGGTCTATTGTTGCCCTATCTACAGAAGTAAGCAACTCTATCGCTCTCTTTTGCAACTCTACAACATTAAGTTCTTCATTCTCTAAGTTTGTAAGGCTTTGTAATTGCCCTAAAGTTATTTCGCTTAGATTTGTAGGTATTGTTAGCTTCATATTATTAAATAGGATTATATTTATTTTGTACAAATTATCGAATAGAGTATTTACCTATGTTTGGTTTGCTCTTAACCATTGTAACGGCATACCTTAAACTATCTATTGCGTGGTTGTTATTATCAATAGGCTTATTAAGAAGATGTCCGTTCTTATCCTCTACCCATTTATAATTATTAAACTCAGATATTAGGTTGGTTGATTTGCTTGTTACCTTTAAATTAAATCTTTTAAGCAAGTCAATCCCTATGTTGATGCTATCCTTACCCTTTACGCATGGTTTAATATTGTAGCCTAGTCTATATATTTCCTCGATAGATTTTGGTTCGCTACTGTCTGCAAAAATAGGTCTTCGTCTATCAAACCCAAAAGTACCCATTCGGATAGCAAGGTCAGAGTTAGTGAGGTTTCGCTCATAAATTAATTCGTTAAATATTAAAGAGCCTTCCTGCTCGTAAACTTCTATTAATGCACTAGGATCGTTTGTAAAGCCAAAATCTAAACCTGTAGATATTAAGGTTGCATCATCAGGAACTTTACCTATGATTGTAACTTTAGGAAAGATAATTGCTTTTGAAAAACCCCTCTCCCCTAATCCGTATATCTTCCAGTATTCCTCATCCGTATCTCTAAGCCTTTCAATCTCGTTTACAAGCTCATCAGCTAAGAAAGGATTATCTAAGTAGGTTGATTTAATAAAGGTA